GGACGAATCTTTGTTCCATCCAAGTTGACGGACAATCCCGGCATTGACGCAGAGTCCTACAGGCAGGCTCTTCAGGCTCTTGATCCGATTGAACGCCGACGCCTTGAGTCCGGTGACTGGTGGGCCACCACTCTCGGAACAATGTTTTCGCGTGAGTCATTCGCAATCATTGACGCCTACGAGGTACCACAAGTTTCATCAACTGCTCGGGTCGTTCGATTTTGGGATCTTGCAGCAACCGAACCGTCATTCAGCAACCCGGACCCAGACTGGACAGTGGGTGTACTTATGCTAATTGATCAAGGTATTTGTTATATCCTTGACGTGCGTAAGGCTCGGGTTAAAGGCGAAAAAGTCGAAGCACTTATTTCCCAAACGGCGGAAGAAGATGGTCGTGGTGTTGCCATCAGGATGGAGCAGGAACCGGGTTCCTCAGGAAAAGCACTTGTTGACCAGTACGCCCGTTACGTCGTTCCCGGCTACGACTTTATGGGGATTCGCTCAACTGGCGACAAGGTGACAAGGGCGCGACCATTTGCTGCCGCTGTAGCCAATGGTAATGTTCGCATAGTTAGAAATGCTTGGCTCTCAGATTTCATGGACGAGTTCTCTTCATTTCCTGAAGCCTGCAACCACGATGACCAAGTTGACGCCACAGTGGGTGCGTTTACGCATTTGATGGGATTGGGCTTGCCTCAGAGGAAAAGAGCGTCTATCATCGTCTGAGCAACTACTACTCATGCGAGGTACTAATGAATGACATAGGACCCGAATGGGTCGCAAAGTTCCATAAGTCAATTCTGGAACTTGACTCCGCAATTACCGAGTTCGGCAATCAAGGGCAAAGCCTAGAAGACGCCTGCGCCGCTCTCGTTGCTCTTAATAGGGCTAAATCTGATTTTGGATTGGTGTATGACGAACTGTCAAACATCGTTTCCCGAATCATGGAAGATTCTCCGGAAGTTGCTCTGCCGGATGGGTCACGAGTAGAGAAGAAGTTCTCTTCTTCTCGTACCGGTTGGAAGCACAAGGATCTCGGTTCTGCTGTTGCAGGACGGATCGTTGACATGTCCGTAGACATGGACACGGGTGAAGTTCTTGCCACTCCGGCCGAGATGATTGCTCAAGTTCTTGATTTTGTTCAGCCCTCCTACTGGCGCATCAAAGAACTTGAACGACTTGGAATTAACCCCGACATGTATTGCCAAGTAGGAGAAACGAAAACATCCATCATCGTGCGAAAGGGCACATTATGACTACTGACATTTACTCAGCACTTTCCGAACCGTTTCCGCAGGAGATGGAACGATCTGTTCGCAAAGGAAGCGCAAACCTCACCTATATTCCGATCTCCGAAGTGATTGCTCGACTCAACAAGGTCATTGGCATCAATAACTGGTCTTCTGAAATTGTCTCTTGCCATCGAGACAGCCTCGATCCCCATTGGGCAATTGCCCACGTTCGACTGACGGCAATCATCGACGGTCAAACCGTGACCAAGGATGGCATTGGTGGTCAGCAGATCAAAATGACTAAGGCCGGACAGATTCTTGACCTTGGCGACGAGTTCAAGGGTGCAATGTCTGATGCCCTCAAGAAGGCTGCCCAGCAGTTGGGCGTTGCCCTTTACCTTGCCCGATCAGAAGAGGCACTTGAGGTCGAAGAGGTTCTTGCTGCACCTCCGGCACCAGCAGTCGATCCCATGATCAAGGATGCTTTTGACCGCATCAAGGGATTCAAGGCAGGCATGAATGAGGATTCCAAGGTTGCTTTGGATGAGTTCTGGAACACTTACTCAAAGGGCGCACCGAAGCCCACGATGAAGACGGCAAAGATTGAAGATCTTGATGCGATCCTTGCCGAGTGTGTCCGGCTCACTATCGGTGGAGAGTTCGTTGACGACGCCTCCTGAGGTACAGACGGGCGGAGGATTGACTCCTCCGCCCTACCTGTCCCCATCCTCGATAGGCACTTGGCAGCAATGTCCCCTCAAGTACAAGTATTCGCGAATTGACGGTCTTGTTGACCCCCCAACAACTGCAACTGTTCTCGGAAACTTTGTCCACGAAACTCTTGAAGAACTCCATAGGGCTGATCCTCAAAATCGAACTAAGCCAACAGCCAAAATCATCATGCGATCCCTCTGGCAGGACAAGTGGGAGGAGGAAGCTGCTGGAGTTCTTCCGAACACCGATGAGGCTTTTCACGAATTTCGATGGAAGGCTTGGTGGTGCGTGGAGAACTACTTTGAGATGGAAGACCCGTCATCGGTTTTTCTCGATGGAATTGAAACTCAATGCAACGTCGATATTGACGGAGTGCAGATGAAGGGATTCATTGACCGATGGGAGTTGAAGGAAGATGGAACGATTCGAATTGGTGATTACAAGACGGGCAAAACTCCCCGCCCCAAGTACACCGATGACAAGTTCCAGCAGCTACACATTTACGCCCATCTTCTTGGAACCATGTCCGGGCGTCGAGTCACTGAAGTTGAACTCCTCTATCTGAAAGATGGAGTTAGATTCAATCGAGAAGTGACGAAAGACGATCTCACGGCAATTGCCGAAACCGTCAAAACCGTTCGGTCAGAAGTTGAAACATGTTGCGAAACTGGGGAATTCCCAGCGATCAAACATCGACTTTGCGATTGGTGTTCATACAAAACATTCTGTCCGGCTTGGGTGTAACGTACTTACGCCGTAGACAGCTACTAAGGAAACCATAGAAAATGCTAGATGAAACTTTTGCACGTCTTGTTGCCGAAGAAGTAAAAAATCGAGTTACGGAAGAGCAGCGAGAATACCTGCGTCTTCCCGAGAACTGGACCCGTTGGCAGCGAGCCTTGATGGTTCTTGCGGACAACCTCAACGGCCAGTTGGAAATCCTTGCGGGTCAAGAAAAGGACGACACCGAGAGATATAAGTCTCTTGGCGATGCGGGCTTGAAGCTACTTGCTGAAACGTTTTCCGAATACGAGACGCGACGCAAGAAGATCACTCGATTCAAGTTCCATGTTGACGGTCGCCTTGATGAGGTAACGCGAATGATCGCACTTGGATCAGATGCCGTCGACGAAAGATTGAAGACAGTTGACTTTCTTCGAAAAGCGATTGAGCGACACCGGGAATTACTGAACGAACTTGACATGGAGCCGACGTCCATGGATCAAGCTCTTTGGGCAACCCTTGATGGCAAGTGGGAATTTGACGACATTACGTCGATTGGCTACTAGCCATGAAAGTTGGATTCGCAAGTACTGATTGGTCAAAAACGGTCCTAGACAAAAATGGTCACCCGGTTATGGGTGGAGCCGGATGGGCGCGTCTTGGTCAATACAAAGATCTTCTTCCTTATGTGACGACGATTGGAATCCTTGCTCACAGAAATGGCATTTTTGGCGTCAAGGATTGGGACGGTGGACTGCACTTTGATCACGATGTGATTGTTATGCAGCGAGTAATGTTTCAGGACATTCCCGACAAGATTCGCCTTGCCCAAGCAAACGGACAAATCATCATAAACGACATTGATGATTGGTACTGGGGTCTTGCTACAAGCAACGGCGCTTTTGCTGCGTCACACCCAAAAGCAAGTCCTGACGAGAACACCAATCATTACAAGCACATCCTTGCTGCTTCTGACTATGTGACGGTTTCGACTCCATACCTTGCTGATCGAATTTCGCAATGGGTTTCATGTCCAATTGTGCTGATTCCAAACTTCGTGGACACGGCAAAATTCTCCGTACGAGTTCAAACCGATACCGACGTTCCGACCGGTGGGTGGGTTGGCTCGACAGGTCACAGGTCTGGCGATCTTGAAATCCTTGTGGGAATTCTTCTTCCCTTTGTTGAATCTGGAAAAATTCGTTTGCATCATTCTGGAGCGACAGACCACCATCCGGCATTCGCTGATTTAGTCAAAGTTCCAAATGAACTCGTATCAACATTGCCCATGGCCGCTCCCCAGAAATACCCAGAGCTTTTTCAATTTGATATTGGACTTGTGCCACTAAGTGACAAGCCATTCAATCAGGCAAAAAGCGCAATCAAGGGTTTGGAGTACGCATCCGCAGGCGTCCCCTTTATAGCTTCTTGCACAAATGAATACGAAAGTCTTTCACAGGACGGCATTGGTTTAATTGCCAAAAAGCCTAAAGTGTGGAAGGGTTTGATTGAGTTTCTTCGAGATCCGGACAATAGGAAAAAGCAAGCGATTCAGGTGCGTGAACGCGTCGCCAAACATGACATCGCTAATGGCGTTAAAGCCATGAACGACTTTTACCGGTCAATCGAATGAGGCATCGGTCTAAAAAAAAGGAAGCCGAATACAAGCTCAGGAGACCTCTTGTTGCACGCTTGCTTGAAGAACGACCGATGTGCGAAGCGTGTCCTGTGTTTGCCGAACACGACAACTTGATCGTATATAGGTGCAATCGCTCTCAGGACGTACATGAACTTGTTCGTCGCTCGCAGGGTGGCTCCATTCTTGACGAAGACAACCTGATGGTCGTTTGTCGCTTGTGTCACCAGAGGATAGGGAACAATCCTCAACTTGCATTTGATCTTGGTCTAGCGAAACATGGATGGGAACGATGAC